CGTCATCGGCCACGCGCCGGTGGGCGTGACGATGTCCGTGTACGTCCACGTCACCCCGGAGTCGCTGGTCCTCGCGCGCCAGGTGGTGGCAGATGCGTGGGCGGATGCCGCTTCGCCGACGGCCGGGCAGGCCCTGGCCCGGTAGGCGCAAGCAAGGAGCCCCCGGAGACCTGGTCTCCGGGGGCTCTTGCGTTCCCAGCGCGCGAGGCGAATCGACGCGACGGGGGACTTGACGCGAAACTGACGCAAATCCGTCGGCGTAGTTCCGGTGTTTTCCCTGCTCAGAGGGGGTGTCTGGCCTGTTTTCCTAGATGTCGTAGTAGAGCCCTGACAACTTCTTGATCCTCCCTCGTGAATGGTCGAATATCGTTGAATACCAACGGATATGATAGCGTCCGACGGTAATCCTGAGAGTCTTAAACAGTCCGAAACATCACGCAAAAGTGACGCAAAAAAGGCTACTTGACGCAAAAAATGACGCAAGAAAAGCGCCCCCCGCGGCAGCCGTGGGGAGCGGCCTCGCGGGGGGCGGTCTGGGGGCGTGGACTGCTACTCGAGCAGTCCGGCGGCGGCAGCGAACTGGGCGGCGCGGATGCGCAGCATGACCGCGTAGACGATGAGATCGTCGGCCTCCTCGAGCAGCCAGGCAGCAAGCTCGGCGGCCGGGAGCGTCTCGAACTTCTGGGTGCCGGAGCCGTCGTCGTACTGATGGGCGCCGACGCCGAGCACGCGGTGACGGCAGGCCATGATCGCCTGCTGCACTTCGTCGGCCAGCTGCTCGCTCGTCATTTCTCGCCCATTCCTTCGTGTCGATCTATCAACGTAGGTTGACAGGGTGAGGGTCTATCAACTAAAGTTGAGGCATGGCAGATATCGAGCAAGACGCACAGGGCGCACTGATGCTCTCGCAGCGAGTCTTCGACGCGGTGTCGGAGGGAAACTACCGTGAAGCGCTCGTGATGCTGCGGGAGATGGATGACGCCAGCGAATCGCTGGTCGCAAGCCTCGTCGGGCTACTCCGAGGAGAGGGCGCGACCTGGGCAGAGATTGCCAACGCGCTCGGCGTTACACCGCAGGCAGTACACAAGCGATTCTCCTAGCACCACCCGCGCTGGCCCGGCGGCCTCGCGAGGATCGGCACCTCGCAGCGCACCACGCAAGAGCACTCCCTCGCCGGGGGTGCCGTTCGGTAGGCCATCGCCTCGGTGGCTCTCCGTGCGGCACCGGGCCGCAGCCGAAGGGAGCACCAAAATGAGCAAGTCCAAGAAGTCCAAGGTCGTCGTCTTCAGCCTCACCATGCCGAAGACCGAGATCCCGTTCGCGACCCTGTCGACCACGCTGAAGAAGTTCGGCAAGATGCGCGCCGACTTCGAGACGCTCGCAGTCCGCGTCGAGGTCGTCGACGTCAAGGCGTAACGACGAACCAGCCCCCCGCTCTCACTCGAGGGCGGGGGGCTTCGTCATGGGCGTGCTGGCTTGATCGTGCCGTCGGATGCGATGCGCATGGATTTGATGACGGCGGCCGCGTCCTTCGTGGTGATGCCCGGCGCGATGAAGAAATGCATCGGGTCATTGCTCGCGTGCTTGTTGTAGACGATCGGATAGTCGACGCCGGGCGAGTCCTTGCAGACTCCCCAGCCGAAGACGAGGCGGCCGTCGGCGGTCTTGAACCCCTTGAGGATCGCGCTGATCTTCGCGGCCTTGTCGGCGGGCATCTTCGACGGCCACGTGTGCGTGCCGATGCCGTCCGACCAGCAGTCGATCGCGTACCCGGCATGGTCGGACACGCCCTCGCCCATGCGGGGCGGCCGGTAGATGTAGCTCCAGGTGTTGCGCGCCTTGAGCGGCTCGACCTGATCGAGGAGCACGGCCAGGCGCAGGAACAGCGGCGCATAGGAGCGGTGGACGCTGATCCAGATGGGACGCCCTGGCACATACGCCCGGCGCAGCATCGGGTTCCATGCCTTCGTGATCGCCGGGTGGCCGCTGATCGTGTTCGGCATCAGGACTCGCAGCTGGGGACGTGCCTGCGGGCGAGGAGTGTCGCGCCGGCCGAGAGGAGCAGGGCGACGGCCGCGACGATGCGGGATGCCTGGTCGTCGCTGATCGCACCGAAGACGACGGCGATCGACGCGAGCGCGGTGGAGGCGTCGTAGACGGCCTTGCGCTGCTTGGGGTCGAGCTTGGGCATGGTTCCTCCAATGAGTGTCGGCCAGCGCGGCGCGCTACCGTGGGGTCATGGGGATTGCGGGATGGATCGGGGGGCTCGTCAGCGTCGTCGGGGTGGTCGTTCTCGCCGCGAGCTTCATGGCACCCGACCAAGGGAGGACGACGCGGACGGTCGTCGGCTGGAACGTCGCGCGCGTCGGCTCGCTGCTGGTGCTTGCCGCCTGGTTTGCGTTCTGGCTGCTGCCGAGCCTTATCCCCGTCTAGTTGTCCATGTGCCAGTCGATGTGGCCGTCGATCCGCGCGCGGACCTCGCGGACGTCGACCTTGATCTCCGCCTGCGACGCCTCGATGCGGGTGAGGGCGTCGCGGATCGAGCTGCCGCCGTTGGGCTTCATCTCGCGGCTGATCGCACTCTGCGCGCGGATGAGCCACGTGAGGCCGCCCATGAGCGCGCCGACGATCGTCAGGATCACGAGGAACTCGCCGGGGCTGTCGATCCATTCGGGCATGGTCGTCCTCGAGGTCGAAGGAGTGAGGTGGCGGGCAGTTTCACCTGATGCCCGGCAGGGGTTCCGGCCAGTCCTCGCGGAGGGCCGGGAACTAGACAGCGGTGTTGAAACTCAAGGCGCTAGTGCGTCGGGTGCAGCCGGTGGCACGAACACGTCGGCCACGGGGTCGTATGAGTATCCCAAGCCAGCAAAACAGCCGCGGAATGACCCAGAATAGGACGTCTGCTTCCACACTCCTTCGAGGGCGAGGCAGTCGGGGTGCGGGCCGTTTATGAATGCCTGCCCGATGGGTTCGCTCGCCGGGAAGTCACCGCCGCCACAATCAGCGTTCGATATCACAAGCACTTGGCGCACGATGCCGCCATCGTCAACCTGCGCGAAATGGCCCATCAGACTCCTACCTTCTGCCGAATGTCATGCTGACCGATAAGCCCATACACCGTGTCATCCTCTGGATGCAGGTTTGCCACGTTGTCAAAATCGTGGGCGAACGCTTCCCAACCCATGAAGTCATAGATGCCCGTGATGGTGTCGGCTGGACTAGTGACCAGTGCCGAATAGTCAACGAAATGGAACTCGCCTTGATTCGTTGCGCGTGCATATTCGACACCGAACTGGCTCCGCATGATCGGTTCACTCATCGGCTCCAGCAACCCCGCATCGGGTTGATCCCAGCCATTCGCTTCACGGAGCCGCACGAACGAGGCCACGATCTCATTGATCGGGCGAGTCATGACGATAACCTTCGGGTCGTCCGTCATGTAGCGGCGGATCATTGCCATATTCGCGGGCAGCGTCCACGAACGGCACTTGTCGACGATGTGCGTCCTGTTCGCATCCTTGTAGTAGATCGCGGGGATTGCCCGCACTAGGTCGTCTTGGGTTGCCTGCCGCCGGTTTGCCGCCAACTGCTCGGATCGTTCGCAGGATTCCTGCGTGTCCCACATCAGTTGGCAGACAGCACTGTTGCCTTCCGCGTGAATCTCAGGGTTCTGCGACAGGATCGAGCTAAGGAGCGTGGAGCCTGTTCTTGGGAGGCCGGAGAGGAACGCGATCATACGGCTACCCTCACCACGACGACGCCAGAACCGCCAGCGCCACCATCTCCACCATTCCCGGAAGCGTAACCACCGCCTCCTCCTCCACCGCCGCTATTGGCGGTGCCAGCGGTTCCGGTTGTGTTGTTAGTGCTGCCAGCCCCACCGCCACCTGCGCCGCCTGTTCCAGCGGTAGCGCCTCTGGAGCCGCCACCGCCACCGCCGGCACGAGTGACTGATGCCCCGGTGTATGAGTTTGCTGAACCTGCGCCACCGTTGCCGATAACTGGCCCCGCAGTGCCATTGCCCCCGACTGCACTAGCGCCACCGCCGCCACCGCTCGCGGAACTGGCTCCGTTGCTGCCTCCTGCGTTGCCGAGGCCGGAAGTCCCTGCGCCGCCCGAAGCCAACGCCCCACCTTGCCCAGCGCCGCCTCCGCTGCCACCGACGTAGCCTGTGCTTCGCGTTCCAGCGCCACCGACGTAACCGCCACCCCCGCCGCCGCCTACGGAATAGAACGATCCAACGCGAGATGGGACACCGACTGCGCCTGCGCGTGATCCGCTTACGCCACCGCCTCCGGCACCTCCAGCGCCCACGGTTACAGTCAGAGTCCCGACGGGCAAATAAGCGTTAGCGGCCTCTAGGTGACCTCCAGCGCCTCCGCCGCCGCCTTGGTTGCCGCCGCCCCCACCGCCAGACACCACGAGAATGTCCGCGAATCCCGCCGTGGTGATCGTGATGGTGCCGCTTGCCGTGAAGGTCAGGTACTTATAGCCGGTGTAGGTGCCGGTCGCCGCGTCCGAGAAGTTCGCAGCGCCGACACCACTAGCGAAAGGGACGAACGTCCAAACGTCGGACGACATCCTGATCAGCACGCCGCCCCGCCATTGCGCCAACGCCGTGTTGTTGTTAATCGTGACCCCGGTGTCGGCCACGAGCGTGGTCGTGCCTGCGCCGAGGTTAAGTACCCGCAGTTGGGTATCGGCAACCCATGCCACGGTCGCCTGTTTGGTAACGGTGACGGTATTGGCCGCCGCGTTGCTCATCGTCAGGAGTTTCGTCTGATCGGCAAGGGCATACGAATACGAGGTGCCGGTCTGGGCGTTCTTCGCCATCGCAAGATCGGTCTTGGCCGCCAAGGCGCTGTTGAGATCTGCGGCGAGGAGTACCTCGCCCGCCGCCCATGGGTATGTCATGTTCTCCCTTTCTTAGAAGCCGAGGACGTCGGAGTCGAGGACGCCGAACGTTGGGTCGTCGAGAATGAATGCGGCGAGCGTCTGCGACATCGTGAACGTGACCAGGTGCTGTGCCGGGTCCGCCTGGTGCTCGATGCCGTCGATCGAGACGATCTGCGTGACTGCAGCGCCGACGCCGTTCGGAGTCCACGTCACCTGCACGGCGTCGCCCAGCTCGAGGTCGAGCACCTGCCCGGCCTGCGTGGCGGTGATGCCGTCCAGGCTGACCGTCAGCGAGTCGACGCGGTACTGCGGCTCGGCGTACAGCGCGACCTGCCAGTTCGCCAGGGCCTGCGCGTCGGCGGCCGTCGCGAGCAGCGTCGCGTAGGTCTTGTCGACGACGCCGTAGCGGGTCTGAGACGTGGTATCGGTGGCGACCGCTGTCCCGGCGACGACCGTGCCGGCCGTGTAGGTGACGCTCACCGCGTTGGCGAGCGACTCCGAGCCGTAGTCGATGCCAATGCCGGTGAACGGGATCCCGGACGGGCCGAACGTGACGCCGGACGTGTACGCCTGCAGCTGCGCGCGGTCGCGAAACGTCATCGCGCCGGTCTTGCCGACGAAGAACGCGCCGGGCTCCGACACGTCGGCGACCTGCGACAGGTAGGCGAGCGCGTTGACGTTGTCCCCGACGACGTCCGCGTCGAGCGTTGCCTGCCCCGCGGCGATGGAACGCTGCGGCAGCGGCCACCCGATCTCGGTGAGGACGGCGTTGACGCGGTCGCCGGTGAGCTGCGCGGTCGCCGTACCGGGGGTACGGGTCTGCTGGGCGACGATCGCCAGGCCGTCGACTGCGGACGGCATCGCAAGCGAGTCGCCCGAGATGTCATAGGCGAAGTTCCAGTCGGCGACGTTGCCGGAGTAGATGGCCTTGCCGTCCCGCTCGATCGTGATCTCCTTGCCAGGGAGTATCGAGCCGTAGTAGGGGCTGGCGGTGTTGAGCGGGTCGAAGGCCCGCGTCCGGTTGTCGAGGGTGAGGTTGGCATTGCCTGCCGTGAACCGCTCGAGCTGCGTGGACCTCCCCCGCCGGACCTGCACCGATCGCACCGTGCTCGTGACGTCGACGAGCACGTCGCCCGCGAGCTTGTACGTCGCCCCGTCGAGGACGCCCTTCGTCGCATCGTCGAGCGTGAAGTAGTCTCCGACGCCGTTGGCGTTCAGGTCGAACGCGATCTGGACCTTCATGCGGCACGCCACGACGCGGAGTTGGATGCCTCGAAGCGCTTGATGTACTCGACGACTTGCTGGCCGATCTGGCGCGGATCCCCGACGCCGGCCTGCACGTTGATGGCGTAGGTGTTGCCGCCGCCGCCACCGGCCCGGCTCGCCGACCCCGCGAGGACGTCGTTCGGGACGATGGTGCCGGACGCGCCGGGCACGAACAGCTCGGGACCGTTCTCCCCGACGATGTACGGAGTCCCGCCGGTGACAGGGCCGCCGAGTGCCCTGCCCTCAGTGCCCGACGGCTTGCCGCTCGTGTCGTACTCGACCTTCACGGTGATCGTCGTGGCGAGGTTGCTTCGCACCCATTTGCGGAACGCGGCCGCCTCATCGCCGATTGTCTTCTTCGCGCTGGCGATCATGCTGACTGCCGACGAGTCGCCGACCTTCGCCCAGGCATTCGCCATCGGGATCCCGAGGGTGGTCTCGGTCAGGGTCGCGAGCGCTGCGTAGTCGGCATTGAGCTGCGTGATCATCTCCGGATGCGCGGCGAGGAAGTTCGCGAGCTGCGTCTGGAACGTCGTCGGGAGCGCGAGCAGCTTGTTGGCGAACGCCTCGGGCAGCTGCGTGATGATGCCGCCCATCGCGCCGACGGCGGCGGACTGGTTGGCGATGTCGCCGAAGACTGTCTGCATGATCTGCTCGGGCGTCATCGGCTTGCCGTCCGCGCCCGTGGTCGTAAAGTCCAGGCGGCCCATGATGGTGTCGCTCACGGTCTGGGAGTACGCGGCGAGTGCGTCCTGCCCTTGCTTGACGATGCCGACCTGCTTGTCGACGATCCCCTGGAACGCATCGAGCCGGGACTGGTAGCCGTCGGCGAGCGCACCGCCGAGCTCGACGCCCTTGCCCTTCATCGTGACGACTGCGCCGTCGAGGGACGTCGTGATCGCGGCTGCGGCCTCGCCCCACTTGACCTTCGTCAGCTCGGCGGCCGCAGACATCGACCCGCCGGCACTCGTGGCGCGCTTTGCGACCTCGTCGAAGTAGGTGGACAGGTTGCCGCCGGTCTGCGAGATGCTGACGCCGTCGAAGGTCCGCGCGTACGCGGTGAGGCGGTCGCCGATGGTGTCGACGGCCTTCTTCTGCTTGGCCGCGTCCATCGCCGCCGCCGCAGCAGCGGCTGAGTTGGCGACCCCGAGGTAACGATCCGAGAGAACTTGCAGCGACTTGGCGTGCTCGCCCTCGGCACGGGCGTTGTCCTCGTTATGGTCGATCAGCTGTACGAGCCACGAACCGACAACGGGAAGAAGCTGCGCCATATTGCGCAGTGTCTTTGTGCTGTATTCGTCTTGGATCTCGGCAGTGTTCTCGGTGGCTGTTCCTAGGTTGGCGATGAGGACCGCCGCGTCCCCAATGTTTTTGATGAGTCCGGCGATGCCGTTGCCCATCTCGCGCGCCATCTGCGCCGCGCCGCCAGTCCCTCCCATTGCATCGCCTACGTCGGAGACTGCGCCGAGCAGTGCGTAGCCGATCGTTTCCTTGGCCTCGTCCGCGGCCACGCTGAGGCGGTCGAGTCGGCCTTTGTAGGTATCGGCGGCCGCGGCAGCCTGGCCTTCGTAGCGGTCGGACAGGGCCGCGGTGATCTTGTCCATGTCCTTGCTGGCGATTATGTTCGCGTCGATGCCCGTCTTGAGCCGGGTGATCGCGGTGAAGTTTCCCGCGTACGCCGCGGACAGGGCGGCCGACACCTCCGCAACGCTCTTGGAGGATCCGGCCGCGACGTCGAGGGCAAGCTTGAGCGCGCCCTGCGAGGTCGTGACGTTCCCGGTGACCGTGACGAGCTGCTGAAGCGATGGGCGTAGGACGTCGTCGGCCACGCCAGACGCAAGGGCGAGGGAGTCGATGAACTGATTGACGTCGGTCGCCCGGTAGCCCTGGTTGACGTTCTCAAGGCTCACGGCAAGCGACTTCATCGCTGCCTCGTCGGCGAGGGCGCCGGCTGCTGCGGAGACGAAGAAGTCTGATATCGCCGCGACGCTGAAAGTGGCTGCCATCACGCCGCCGAGAGCGACCATCGACTTTCCGAGGCCGCCCATCGCACCGCCGGTGACGCCGGCCTGCCTGCTCATCCGGTCGAGCTCGGACTGCGCCTTGGCGATATCCCGGCCGTCGTACTTGCCGACGATGGAGACGACAATTGCCATTGCTACCCGCCTCCTAGTTCATTGAGGTGCCGTTGGACGGCCTCCTCGGCCTCCCTGACTGCCGCGTCGATCTCCGCGACGATCGTGTCCCTGCTGTCGTCGAATGCCTTCCAGATGCCTCGCGGCAGTGGGTAGTCGCCCATCATCTTGCTTACGAAGTTGCTGTCGGACGTTCCCTTGCCGGCCGTCTGGTAGATCACGCCCGCGGCATCGGCTGACGTGATCCCGATGTAGTTGCTGATGGCGACGCCGCGCTTGCGGTTGGCCGCCCTGGTGACCTTGATGTTCTTTCTGATCGAGGACGTGTTGAACCCGAAGTCGCGCCCGTCCCTCGCATGGATCCATCTGCCCCAGTTGGTCAGGGCGCTGCCCTCGGGGATGTCGGACCTGGCGTCTGCGGCGACCTTGCCGGCGGCCTTCGTGATCCGCTTGGCGATGAGCTTGGACTGCTCCGGCTCAAACTTCTTGAGGAGCAGCATCGTCTCCTTGAGGTTCTTCACGACGAGCTCGGCCATCAGTGCCTGCCTCTCCTGCTCGCCTTCGCCTGTTCGTCGTTGCGGTGCTTGATGTATCGCAGCATCGTGTAGAGCATCCGCGGGGACTCCGCGAGCAGCAGGCTCGGCGCTATGCCCGTTTCGACGGCGAGGCCGGCGATGGTCCAGGTGGTGGCGCTTGTTCCAAAGGGGCGGGCTCCGTCGCCTTCGCTTCGATCTCGATCTCCGGCGGGGACTCCAGCCATGACTCAAACACGACGTCGGTGAGGCCTTGGCGCTTCATCGCGGAGTAGACGAGGAAGAGGTAGGTCGACACCATGCCGCGCTGCAGCTGCTCGATGACGGGCTTGTCGTACTTCATCTCGAATGCGACGTAGTCGGGGTGCGAAGCCGTGACATGGCTCTGCACCCCGGCTGCGTCGGTGAGCGAGAACGTGACCGGGTTGAGCATTGGATTCCTCTCACGGGCATAAGCCCCCGAGGGGGCGCAGGGTTTCGGCAGAGCTACGCGGTGGCGCGGGTGACCGTTCCGGATGCCGGCCACGTGACGTCGAACGTCGCGAGGTCGCCGACGCTGGCCGCGATCGGGCTGTAGGAGTTCACGAGGAACGTGCCGGTGTAGGTCGGGTTTGTCGCCGACACGGTGCCGCTCGTCGGCTTGATGACGACCGTCGCAAGGCTGGACATGAGCGGGTAGAGGACGCTGTCAATCGCCCCAGCGCCGAAGTCAGAATGGAACGACAGCGTGATGCTCGCCTGCTTGAGGCCGCCGATGCGCGTGCGCCAGTCTGAGCCGAACGCGGTCGTCTCGACGTCATCGGACTCGATCGAGAGCTCGACCTGCGCGAGGCTTGAGGAGTAGTCCACGCCATTGATGGTCGTGGTCACTGTGGTGGCAACGAACTTAGCCATGTTGTGGCCCTTTCTTGGTTGTTAGGCGTAGACCTGAACGACAAACTCCGCAGTCAGGTAGACGGTCCCGCCGATCTCGGCCGGGCCGTAATTGCGCATCGAGGTGACGCGCAAGTCTTGGATGGTCCCGCCGAGGGTCCGGTCGGACTCGATGGCGGTCTTGACGCTCGTGGAGCCGGTCGGCTCGCAGTAGGCATCGAGGGTGTTCTGCGCGGTGCGGGCATCGGCCCTGCACGCAATGACCAGGACGGTCAGCTCGTACTCGTCGAGGCCGCGCCTGAACGCCCGGTCGAACGTGACGGTGCCGGGGACGACGACGGCGATCGGCGGGGACACCGATTCGGGGACGGTAGCGGTCGTGCGCAGCCCGGTGATCGTCGCGAGGTTCGCCGCGATGCCGGAGCGGATGCCGCCCATCGTCGTCATGCGGTGCCCGTCATCTTCTTGTACGGATCGAGGAGCACGGCGACGTCGGGATCGACGGCGCGGGTGACGCGGAAGACGCCGATGTCGGATGAGCCTGCGACCCCGAGCGGGCTGCTGGTCCTGGCGAAGATCCTCGACGCCTGGATGACGGCGGCCTGCGTGACGGAGACGGGGACGGCGGGCCAGCCGAACGTGCCGGTGATCCGCACCGTCGCCTCGCCGAGTGCCGCCGGCCACCATGCGGACTTGATCGCCCGCAGCCTGGTCGCGGGCCACGGGAGGCCGTCGGCGCGGCCGTTGAGCGGTTCCAATTGGTAGTCGACGCCGCTCGTCCAGGTGAGGTCGAAGACGTTGTCGGCATTGCTCGAGGACTCGACGAGGGTGGGGACGGCTGCGAGGTCGTCGACCTGCACGACGAGGGCCTCGATCGGTGCGAAGATGCGCGTCGCGGTGACGGTCCCGAAGGTGCGGCCGCAGTAGCCGTCAATCAGCTCGGAGGCGGCGGAGCCAGCCATGGAGACGAGCGAGTCGTCCACGCTGTCGGTGATGCGGAGCGCCGCCTTGATCTGCGCGGTCGATGCGTACAGCGGCATTCGGGCTCCAATCAGTGAGCAGTTCGCGCATGGCCTGCCGGATCGCGGCATCGTCGGCGTGCTGGCGGGTGAGGCGGTCGATGGTCATGTCGAGTGCCTGGACGAGTGCGCGATCATCCATTGATGGTCAGGCCCTCGGTCTCGTAGCGGTGGCCCTCAAGCCGTGGCGTGACCCATGGATTCAGCGAGTGGACGCCGACGCCGAGGCTGCGGATCCTCGCGGCCATCGCCTCGAGGCTGCGGGTCCACAGTCCGTAGTGGAGATGCCCGTCGGGGTCTGGGTAGTCGGCGATCCGCGAGGCGTTGTCG